AGGACGACGGTACCCTTTGGATTGTCATCGGAGACAGCTACGCAGGAAGCCATAAAGGACAAACACCGAACAATAATGGTATCCAGGACATCAAGAGAAGCAAAGTACGAGGAATGACGCTCCCAACCGGAACGATAGAAAACGTGAAACCAAAAGACCTGATCGGAATCCCATGGATGCTTGCCTTTGCTTTAAGAGCGGACGGATGGTACCTACGGCAGGACATCATATGGCACAAGCCGAACGCGATGCCGGAAAGCGTCAAAGATAGATGCACAGGCAGCCACGAGCACATCTTATTGCTCGCTAAGAGCCGAAAATACTACTACAACGCAGATGCGATCGCAGAGCCAGCGGCCTACGATGGACGCAAGAAAACACAAAACAAAGGCAGCGGCAAACGAGCTAATAAAGCCATCGTACCGGGTAAGCCTCCACAGACACTACACGTGGTAGGCCAAGCTCACGAGCGATGGCGCATAAAGGACCGAGTGTACGTCAGAAACAAGCGAGACGTATGGTCGGTCAGCACGAAGCCATACCGAGGCGCACATTTCGCAACATTCCCGCCGGATCTGATAAGGCCATGCATACTGGCGGGCAGCAGGCCGGGAGGCATTGTAATAGACCCATTCTTCGGTAGCGGGACAACGGGCCTCGTAGCCAAAGAAGAAGGGCGTGGATTTATCGGAATCGACATAAACCAAGAGTACATGGAGATAGCCCGAAGCCGAATAAACGGAATAAACGAAAAGAAAGGAGAAAATCATGGGTAAGAAGCGCAACTGCAGAATGACCGATGAGGAAAAGAAAATGCACGAGAGAGCCATAAAGCTGAGGAAGATGACCGATGCGCAGCTTTGCGAATTCGTGGACAGGACCTACGGGCGCGGCATGGAGGAAGGTGCGAAGCTCGCAGAGGCAAACATACAGAAGGCACAGGAAATGACCGTAGACGGCGCGGTCAGCGTTAAAGCCTTTATCGAATACCTGACAGCCAGAGTCGGGACAGGAAACAGGATCGGCAAAGGAACCATCCTGCAGCTTAACAGAGAGCTGGAGACAGCCAAGAAGGACGGCCTGTTCTCCGGAGGAGGCAAATGAGGAGCCACGCGAATCGAGGACAGCCGTTCGAAGATTTCCTCGCATTCGTACACGCAAGATACCAATCAACCGGCATAGCCTGCGTACACAAGGTACCGACCGAATTCATACCGCTAAGAGACAGGACCGGAAAGGTATGCAGCGCCAAGGTCGAGCACAAGAGCTGCGTAGACTACCTCGGAAGGTACAAAGGCACGCCGGTAGCGGTCGAGGCAAAGCACACGGAGAACGACCGGATACTGTTCTCCAGAGTGGAGCCGCACCAAGCAGAATACATGGACGACTTCTGCAGGAACCCGGACGCGGTCGGGATTGTTCTGGTGAGCTTCAAGCTGCAGCGTTTCTTCGCGGTACCTTGGCAGTTTTGGAAGGCAGCCCGGGACGCATGGGAATCCGGAAACGGAAAGACCCCGCGCCCAGTAGAAGCATACGGATGGAGCTGGAGCACCCCGGGGATGGCAAGCACCAGCGCAGAGCAGCTCCTCCCCGACTGGGAGATCAAGACCGGCGGCACCAGCGGCCTCCCATACCTCGACATCATAGAACGCATGAAAGGAGAAGACCATGAGTACAGAGAGCACAGACAGACAAAATGACCGCGAAGTGGAGCATTTCGACTATGAAAAGTCAGCGAAGCAGGCACGAATCCCTTTGATTTGTGTTTACGACCACCCCACGGATTACCCGGACAAATTCATCGCAAGGCTCTGGGATTGCAGCACGCCGACGAACATCATAGCGACAGCGGACACGCTGGACGAGCTCCGGGCGAAAATTCCCGACTGCATGGTGAGGATAGACAGACACCGATGCATCTGGAAATGCATCAAAGCAAGAAGGAGTGACACCAATGTCGGTACCGGTTAAAACCCGCGTATGGCGGGATAGGTCCAAATCAAGAGCTGAGCTGTATTTCGATAAACTTCATAGGATTAATCAGCGTATCGAAACCAAGCGCGAGCAAATCGAGCGGCTTAGGGAGCTTGTGCAGTATGCCACCGGCAAGTACACCGCAGAATTAAAGGGTAAGACAGGATCCTACAGTAAGCTTGATGCGTACATCCCGAAGTACCTTGATATGGAGAAGAAACTGCAGGCTGAAGCCGAAGATCTAATTAAGCTGCTTGAGGAAGCAAGGGAGCTGATCAGCAGAATTGAGAATCCGGAATACCGACTTGTCTTAGAATTGCGGCATATTGAGATGTTGAGGTGGTGCGAGATCTGCGAGCGGATGAAGTATGAAAGACGCAACGTATTTTACATACATAGCAGAGCTTTAAGCGCTTTTGAAAAAATATTAGCTGGAAAATAATGTTTGCACTCTTTTGCACATTTAGATGTGTTAAAATAGTACCATGAACAATAGCCCGCGGGCTGCCCCTCTTCATCGGGGCTTTTCCTCACTCTCCCTCCTTTACGGGCGCCGAGCTAATCGGCGCTTGTTTATTATACCGAGAGGTTTTAGATAGATCAACAATTATTGGACGGTGGTGATCATGACAGACAAGCGAGAAAGGTTTATTAAAGAATATTTGATTGACCTAAATGGAACGCAGGCTGCAATCCGTGCCGGGTATTCCCCGAAGACGGCAAATGAACAAGCTTCAAGACTGTTAGCCAATGTTAGCGTTCGCGCGCGCATAGATGCTGAATTGGCTGAGCGCGCGAAGCGGACCGGCATAAATGCTGACCGCGTTGTGAGAGAACTCGCCAGGGTAGCGTTTGTTAATCCTCCTGATGTGATAGATATCAATAATGCCACCGTTAAAAAAGGCGCCGATGAAAACGATACAGCCGCGATCGCTTCCGTGAAAGTGAAAAGAATCTCACAAGGTGATTTTAAAAGCACAGAACGGGAAATCAGGTTTGCTGATAAGCTGCGAGCTCTTGAGCTGCTCGGCAAACACCTGGGTATGTTTACCGAAAACGTTCGTATAAGCGGCGACATGGGAGTTGAGATTGTAAATGACATCCCTAAAAGCGCAGAAGACTCAGATTAAACTAACAGATGTCATTGCCCCATCGTTTTACTCGCTACATTGGGATGTTATCGAAGGCCGTCACACTTATTATAAGCTGGCTGGAGGACGTGGCAGCACAAAGTCATCGTTTGCAAGCGTAGAAATAATATTGGGGATGATGGACGACGCCAATAAAGGAATTTATTCCAATGCAATTGCTTATCGCCGGTATCAAATTAATCTTTATGACAGCGTTTATGAGCAGCTCGTCTGGGCTGTTGATAAGCTTGGGGTGTCACATAAATGGCATAAGACCAAATCCCCAATGCGATTAACCTACACCCCCACAGGGCAGGTTATTCTTTTCAGAGGAGCCGACAAAGTTATAAAGTCAAAATCCATAAAGGTTTCAAAGGGATACATCAAATATCTTTGGTTTGAGGAACTGGATGAGTTTGAAGGGCCTGAAAAAATACGTTCTATACAACAATCGGTTATAAGAGGCGGCGAGAAGTTTACCGTCTTTTATTCATATAACCCTCCAAAATCGCAAAGAAGCTGGGTTAATGATCCCATTCAATGGGACAAGCCTGATACTATCTCGCATTATAGTAATTACCTAAGTGTCCCACGTCACTGGCTGGGAGAGCAATTTATTGCGGATGCTGAACATCTCAAAGCAACAAAGCCGGAAGCGTATCGGCATGAATATCTTGGAGAGGTAACCGGTACCGGTGCTGAGGTGTTCCGTAATCTTACTAATCGCCGAATTACTGAAGATGAGATCAGGTCTTTTGATCATATCCGGCGCGGTATTGACTGGGGTTATGCTTCGGATCCATTCCACTATGTCGAATGTCACTATGATAAAACGCGCAAAAGGCTTTTTATTTACCGTGAAATACATCAAGTACGGCTTTCTAACAGAGCCGCCGCTTTGCAGGTTAAGGCGCTGAATCCGCTTAACGGTGAAATAATATGTGACAGCGCCGAACCAAAGAGCATTGCAGACTTCCAGGAATATGGGTTGCGCGTAAGAGGCGCGCGCAAAGGTCCTGACAGCGTTGAATACGGCATTAAATGGCTGTCAGAAGAACTTGAAGAAATCATTATTGACGCCGAACGTTGTCCCAATACATGGCGTGAATTTTATGGCTACGAGCTTGAAAGGGACGAAAACGGCAACTTTAAAGCCGGTTATCCCGACAAGGATTGCCATTCAATCGATGCCGTGCGTTACGCTCTTGAAGATGATATGAAGCGCGGCGGAAGCAAATTCGTTAATGTGTGGATTTAAGGAGGCTGAAATATGCTTACAGATTTAAACTGGCTGAATGAAGGCGAGCCCTATCCTCCGGTCGAAGAGAAAGAACGAATTGAACAATATAAGCTAAACGAACAGCTGTTTTTATCTAAACATTGCGAAGTATTTAGAAGTGATTTTGAGAAGATAGCTAAGCTGTTACATAGGAAAGGCTACGATGTGGATACAGTGATTAATTATCAGCAGCTTTTATCAAAAAAGACTGCTGATTTTATTTGCGGAGAGCCGCCGGTAATTGAGACCGAACAGGATACGGACAAGCTTAAAAAGCTACTTGAACGGCAACACTTTAATACCCGCTTATATGAGGCGATTATTGATGTTAGCCGTTTTGGTAACGCTGCCCTTAAGATTGTAGACAAGCACTTGACTGCTGCTTCTCCGATGTACTGGTTCCCCATTGTTGATTATTCGGATCTAAAAACCATTAAGCAGCATGTTATCGCCTACCCCACTACTCCCGACGATAAGGGGAACATGACTGAGCTGTATGTCGAGATTCACGATATAGGC